ATAATAGCAAACCATAGAGCCATAACGCAGTCTGTAGGGTTCTTGGTATCTGGCTTCCAGGTAATGAGTTCCTGTACCAAAGTCTTTAGACCTTCAGAGCCTTCGTTGCTGGGTAGTTCGATAATGTTGTTGTCCTGGAAACGCCCATCACGGGTATTGCCAAAGAGCATAGACATTGACGCTACACCAAATGATGTGTCCCACTTGTTTTTGCCTGTGAAGTGTGAGTTCAACTGGCATCCATAAGATGCTAGATAGGCTCTCAAGTCATCATCTAAGGCATAAGCCTTCTGGTGTGCGTTAATTTCAATACGTAGTTCTTGTGGGCGGTATTTCTCAACCCACTCTTCTATCAAAGATTGAATCTTTGCAGGACTTGGGTCAGTCATGTTCACACAATCTAGGACATAGATGCGTCCATCTGCGCGGTTATAGGTACACACCACGGCTCCCGTAGCACCTGCCATAGCAGGGTCAAGACCGATAATAGTATAACCTTCTACATGATGGGGGTGCCCAGGCGTACCAGCCTTCAGAGGGCCTCTACGGCGCATTCCTTGCACGGAACCTGCAATACAGGTAGGTGAGAAGATTGAGTCTTCTTGGACATCCTCTTGCTGGTAGACCATAGCCCATACAGACGGAGCGACCTCAGAGCGACGCTTAAAGAGCGAGGGTCCATCCCACTTGGGGTATAATCCATTTTCGAGTACATCATCTAAATCATTTTCTTGTTGGTCTGTTTCTGGCCAGAGTGTCTTCCAGTTCTTTGGCTTATCATCAAACTGTAGAACTGCTGGCATGGCACAATAAGTAAAGGGGCTTTTGCCACCAGTCCATTGTGAGCCATCTCTAATCATCTTGTAGAGGTCTACAGATGAAACACGCGTCCCTACTATGACAAGTTTACCATGACGGCCTAAGCGAGTGATGACTTCTTTCTGAAGCCACTCAATTTGCTTTTCCCACTCATGAGCATTGGAACCCATCACCACGTCATCTAGGATAATCAGGTCGGCACGTGCTCCGTATATCTGGGACCCAAAGCCCAGTGCTTGTACCGTAGGGTCTTTTTCTCCAGAGTCGCGACCTGTACCTAGATAAATCATATCAGCAGACCATTGTGTAGCATCTGCCTTATACCCACCATTAGGGCCAAAGGCCGTCTGAAGTTTAACATATCCAGGGTGAGAAAGTCGGGTCTTGATAGCACCCAGAAACTTACGAGCCATACCCTGAGTCTTAGAGACAATGATTACTCTAGTGTTGGGGTTGGTCACAATCTTGTACGTCACATAGTTAGTTGTGATAGTGGTTGACTTGGCGTGCTCAGGTGGCACGTTGATGAGGACACGGGCAGGGTCGCCTGGTTCATAAGTCATACCAGCAGGTAGCCATCTAGGAGTGTTGCCCTCCATGAGGTCAATCCAGTCCAGTTGATGGTTAAACAATTTAGAACCCAGGAAAGTCTCAGAGAACTCCGCAAAGGGCATATCCTTCATCTCGGCTAGGTCGGCCTTAATACCTTTACCCGCCAGGCGTGCTTTATCTGATGCCTCTTTGAAGTCCGCACTCTGCATGCTCCATTGGCGGAAGGCGGTGTCCTGACGGTCAACGGATGCCATAGCAGCCGTGATGGTCGCACCTTGCTCCAGAAGGGCTAATACCTTAGCCTGAGCATCTTCCTTAGTATAAGTCTGTTTACCAGCCTTGCGTCCCATGTTACGTCCCATCTATAAACGCCGATTTAACGTACCCTATAAACGGCATAAGGGGGGCATTTTGAAAAAATTTTAATATATATATATAGGAGGAGCGGAGTCTTAAACGGAGCGACTCCGTATGAATATATATACTATAGAAGACCCGTTCAAACGGGTCTTTTCCGAGTGGGTTGGGGAAGTATTTCCCCGAACCCTTATATCTTAAGCGTACGATGTGACGTAAGTCACACTAACCGAGGAGTGCTTTCAGCACTCTGAGGGGGGTATTAAATATAACAGAAAATAATTATGGGAGTATATATACATATCTGCGCCTCGATTTAATAAACCTCGGCTCAAAAGCGTGTCCGATTGTGATTGTGAGCGTATATTGCATGGGTAACTATCCGCACACACACTATTCCCCGCATAGGTCATCCGTTTAAACGGATTACATAGGGCTAAAGTGAGTGCTAGACGCCTACTTCAGAGCAGGGTTGCGTATAAGTGAGTTGGATGCTACATTTAGGGCATGGCAACAACGCCATACCCAACAGAAAGTAGTTCATCATGACCGCATCAAAGAAAGTAGCAAAGCAAGTAGTAATCGTTAAGGCTCCAAAGATAACTAGCGCATGGAATAATGTCTGTGAAGTATCGAATAAGTCGGAAGCGCAGATTGTGGAATCTATTGTGAATCTTCACAATGTGCTCACTCTCGAATCTCGCCTATCGGTTGCAGATAAGAAAAAGTTCATCAAAGGATTGGAAGATGCTGGCAAGGTGTCATCGTTCATCAAGGCTAGCCATGTACCTGCAATTCCCACATGGATTAACTTCCGCAAAGTTCACAAGGGTTTCACAGCCCTACCCGTTGCAAAGCAACTTTCAACCGCTATGGCTTCATATGATATTCTAGGGGTTGGAAAGGGTGAGCAGATTAAGGCTGGCAAAGAAAGCACCTCTCTCGAAAATCTTGCAAAGGCTATAAGTGTGACTCGCAAGGCTAAGGTTACAAGTAACACGCCAGCAAGTAGCAAGCCAGCAAAGAAAGATAAGGACGCGCTAGGCGATATCCTCGCTTATGTCACAGCGTTGGATATGTCAAAGTTGAGCGAAGATGAGAAAGATACAGTGGCAGAAATCCACGCTGTATTAGATAACGCGATGGCATCCGCTTAAACGGATAGACCGAAAGAATAGCCTCACCCCTTCGGGGGTGGGGTTATTTTTTTTGCCTATTTTTTTTGACCCAACACAAACCGAATGACGATACGCGACGACCGCCAACACAAACCGAGCGACGAGTGACGATGAGCGCGTACCGCATCCGCTTAAACGGACACGAGATATTAGGGGTGCTTGACCGAAACTTCTTTATAGGGTAGACTAGAGTCATCAGCAAGGGTTAGAAAGCCTGAGCCGACACCCAACTATCATCCGCTTAAACGGATGGAACGGAGTACGACATGATTGACCTAGATAAGTTATCCGCTCACCTTCAAGTTCAGACTAATATCCTGAACGAGCAGAAGGCAGAGCGTGAACGATACGAGCGTGGCGTTATCGCTATGCGCGAGGCATCCAACAAGGAGTCACAATGAGCAGACAACCAACACGCGCTGAAATCGTAGCGACCAACGCCAATATGACCAAGAAGTGTGACTCATGCTCTTTGGTTATCAGCGCCGATAAGTATTACGGCACATTCGAGAATATGCTTACCTTTCAGGTATCAGGTGGCTACAACGAATATGTAGATACCATGTTTCCCGAAGATGATAAATATAAGTTCAGTCTTTGCCATAAATGCGCCCATAGCATGATGGCTAAGTTCTTTCCGCACTATGACCTAAGCAACTGGCATCCAAGAACTAATGATAAGTTTTGCGATGGCTGGTCTCCTTGGGGAGTAAGTGACTCCTTCGAGGAATATATCGGTGATTGACAGAAACTTAGCCCAATGGTAGACTAGGCTTATTGGCGAGAGCCATGCACTGAATTGGGCGGTGCTGGCTGGTGGCTCACGAAAGGTAGTTACGCAGGTGCGAGTCCTGCGGTGAGCGCGTGGTAACAGATTGTTACCTCATCCGTTTAAACGGATAGTTCAAAGGATATAAAATGATTACATTATCAGCAGGCGATTTAGTCGCAGTAACGATTGCGCTAACTTCGTCAATTATCGTCATCATCACTACAGCGATTGCCAACCATAGACTCACCGAGTCGCGTGATTACTGGCGTGCTGAGGCTCGCTACTACATTGAGCAGGAGCAGGCATAATGACATACCAATCATCAGACGAATTGGTGAGGAATTTTTCCGACACAAACAATTCGTGGCAGTCGCAACTCGACTATGAACTCGTACAGGAGATTCTAGGGCATAACCTTAGCGTTGCCGAGTGGCGAGAACTCACCGAG